CCTGCGTGTCGGATCGCTTTGCATCCGGTCGTCCATACTCGGTGAATCGTTCCATCCCGTTGGACGTGCCGACACGATACTCGACATCTGGCATGTCGGTGTAAGACACCAACGCAGACCAAATCGGATCATTGTACAGTTCCGCAGACACGGCGGTCAGTGCGCCGTTTAGCGTTGCAACCACAGAGGCGAATGAGGTACCGTCCTGCAATACATATTTGCGCAGTTCGGTCGCATCCCATCCGCTCAACATGACAAGGGATGTAGTATCCCGTGGCCCAAGACTCATAGTTCAGTCCCCCTTACGAGAAGTCGATGAACTGCGGACGGACGAACAGCACCGAGGCGCTTTCCGTAAATCCGACGAGAACGTCTTTCGTACCGACCGTTTCGGACGGTTCGCCCGCCGTGTCGCTGGCGTACACCAGATTTGCGGGCGTGCCGTCAGTCAGGCACACAACCGGCCCATGCGTCACAACGTCGATGCGCTGGCCAGCAACCGCCGCCTGAATCGCAATGCCGACAACGCACGCTCCAGTAAATGCCGAGGTGTCAGCCGGGTCAACGTAGCCGTCAGCCATCAACGCTACAATCTCGCCGGCTGCGATGGTAGCGCCCGCCGTATAGCGCCGAATGACTGCGCCGTCGAGCGGCTTGATCTGTTCGGCAGTTGTCAATCTTCCAAATGCCATTGTTAGAATCCTCCAAGTGTCAAGGTAGGTATCGCCAATCGACGCCGATTCTAGCCGCCAATTCCTTCTTCTCAGCCTCAGACATCGCCGTGCCTGTTGGCGCTGCGCCGTTGCCCGTGCCGCTGTTGATGTTCGGCGGTGTGGGCTTGGGCAATGCTGCCATCAATGCCTTGGCGTCTGCCTCGATAGTCGCCTCATCATCTCCCTGCAAGCGGTTCGCCAGTGCTACCGGCATGTTGAGCCGTTGCGCCACGTCCCGTTTGATGCTGGCAATCTCTGCGGCGTGCAGCTTTGCCTCCAGGTCGGCGGCTTTCTGTTGTGCCACCTGATAGAGTTCCTGGTATTTGCCCTGCTCCTCGGCCGCTTTGCGCTCAGCTTCCTCCCTGGCCTTTGCTGCCATCGATTCGGCTCTCGTGCGCTCCTTTGCCAACCGTTCGTTGATGATGCGGTCTACATCCTGCTGTGTGAAGGTGCGTTCAGGTTGCGCCGTTTCCGGCTGTTGTTCGCCCGCCGTCGGCGTGGTCTGCGCTTCCTGCTCTGTTGCGTTGGTGCTAGATTCGTCGCTCATGTTGCTCCCGTTTTTGCCGCCCGTCGGCGTTGGAAATAAAAAAGGCGCACCCTCCGAAGAAGGTGCGCCGTGTGTCACTGTTTCACGTCGCCTGCACTGGTATGGTGTCCAGTGGTGCGCTATTCAGTTACTACGAAAAGTATAGCAGGTTTTGATTACGGTTTCAATAGTCAGATCAATCTAACTATTAGCCATCACGGCAACACGCTACAGAATGCCGACACGTCACCTGCCACATCAGACAGCAACCTGCCACGGCTGTCGAATATCCGTGATCGGCGCCGGCTCCATGAATGGCCGCCTGCTGTGTTGGCGGGTCATGATTCCTCCTGGCGGGCACGGGCAAGTTCGGGCACGGCAATTCGAGAGCGCCCGGCGCGGCGCTTGCGCCGGACGCGGGCGTAGTCGATCACGGCAATAAGCGCAGCGGACCACGGCGAATTTCCTTTGGGGGATTGCTAGGGGAAGATGATATTAGCGATGCGACAGGCATCAATTCAAATATCGTCGCAGGGTCAAGATGCAGTTCGGCGGCATATGCAGAAGGAGTAATCCCCTTCTTACGCAGTGCATCGAAGACCATTATATGCAATTTCGACTGCTCCCGGGGAATTGGAACCTTTTCTCGTGTACGCTCACCCGTCGCGTTGAGTCTTTGAAATGCTTGTCGTTTCTGCCACTCAGTGAATATGCCTAGCGCTGACCCGCGCATCACCATTGCGGCAAGTGATACCTTCCACCGGATTTTCAAGCGATACAATGCGTTCGGGTCAGGAACCCTGGGACATTCAAGTTGAAATGGTTCATAAGGTAGCAAAAAAGCCGATGCAAAACTATCAGCCTGATCTTCAGCCTCTTTGTTGCTCAAGTCTGACAATCGCCTGTGTAAAACGAGATGACCAAGTTCATGTGCAGCATCAAACCTACCTATGTCTCCTGCTTCCTTCAGACTATTCAATACGACAAATGGTTGGTTATCCCTCCACAAAGATACCGCATCCAAAGCGGGACTGTCAGCATGGACCCAGTAAACAGCTACGCCCTTAGATTCGAGCAAATGAACCATGTTTTGGATTGGTTCATATCCTAGACCCCATCGAACACGTAAAATGGCAGCAGCATCCTCTGGGCAGTGAGCCCCCAAATCTGGCACGTCAACAGTGGGCACTGTGAATCGACGATTCAAATCAGGCGTGATGATGCTCGCCGCGATATCGCCAGCCCCCAATCCCTTGTCTCGCACGCTGCTCGACATATCACGTCTAGAGCGAAAACTGACGGCATCAGGAGTAATAAGTGATATAGGAGCATCGAAGAAAAACTGTATCGGAAAGCCAAGCACCTCGGCAAAACGAAGCACTAGGCTTTCACCAGGGATTCTCTGCCGTCGCTCAATCATCGAAATGTGTTGGGATGTGATCATGCACTGTGCCGCCAGATCCCTTTGGGTCATACCACGGCGGCGCATGGCCACGGACAGACGTGTTGGCTCAAATTCAGCCATATCATCCTCGACATTCTTGCTATTCTGTCCCAGTCAATTTTTCCCCAAAGTCAATTGGATAGTCAGAGTCTGTGGGGGTCAAATACAGATCGAAATCATCAGGAATATCCAAAACTCGATCTGATATCTGAACAGTCTCGCTACAATAGATCTGAGACTTATTGATTAGTTCGACTCCAACCTCGCAAAACGAATGGCAGCACCCATCTTATTGATATGTCCAGATGGTATATCGTCGTCCTTGTCGGCCTCATAAAATACCCGCCCATCGGCCAAAGCGGAGGATGGAAACACGAACACCGCAAGGAAGGAGATGAGAATGAAGCTAAGTAGTTTGCGCATGACCTATTCTAGCACTACTTTTTACCGTCTGCCACCCTTCGTTTTCGTTCAGGGCGACGACGAACGGAATTCGATGTAATCTTCTCGAATTGAATCCTATTTTCTTCCCGTGTCTTGTGGTTGTATATCTCCGTAAACATATCCATATAGCTTTTCATGTCAGGACACTTCACTACTTTCCTGCTCATGTAAGACATCTTCCCCATCATGCGCCCATGGTCATAGTCTGCATGTTCTAGCAAATTCGTAATGGCATATATAAACCACGGATTGTGGTAAAACGGCACGTATGGCGCAAAATCAAGGACGGCATTAGCGACTTCCCTGGCAAAATCCAAATCATTGCATTTGTATCGCCCATTTCGGAAGTCATCATGTAGACCGGTTCTGTCTCCATACGTACACAGGTTTATGGCGTTTCCAAGCTTTATGAATGGATACTGCCTGACAAATTCCCGTAGTTTGATGTACTCTACCGCTCCCCTCTTGCACCATACATCTAGCCAGTCACTCATGCGCCACTTGCGCACGGCGGCATTTGTGGCAGGTACATCGTCTATACTCATGTCGGAAGTGACAACGTAATACACAGGCACACCGAGTGCTTCCGCAGCCTTCAAACGATGCTGCCCGTCAAGAACGGTTCCGTCGTCACGCACAAGAATAGGAAATTCCTTGAGTAGATTCTTATTACTGATGGCATCATACAACTTTTCGAGGTGGTCTGAATCGATAGAACGATTCGTTGGGTCAAGACGAAATTGACCGTAGTTCGTGGTACTTTGGATTAAATGAATTTGACTTTGGTTGTATACTGTAGATGACATGAGTTCCCTCCCAGGAACAAAGCAAAGCCAGGACATCTGGCAAACAAGAAACCGGAAGCTCCCACTTCCGGTTTCCATTTTACCACACCGCTAGTGTGTATTTCAACAGGCAATTTACTACATGTAATAATCTACCCCTCCACCTTTCCCATCGGCGTGACACTCCACTTCACGCCATCCTCCGACACTACGATGGTAAGCCAGTAAATGCCCGGTGTCAGCGATAGCAAGCGCAATAGCAGTTTTTCAAATATGGTTGCCCTGCCCATGGTTCACCTGCTGAATTCTTCCCGTAAGCGCCGGTCAAAATAGCGTTGTATCGTCGCCTGATTGCGTCGTGTCGTTTCTTGTACCGTGTTCGTCCATCTGCCACGGTGGATGCTGGCTTGTTGCGTTGCATCCTGCACCCGCCGATGGTATGGAGCCATGCCTTCGTTGCTGCCAACCTCACCGACAAGTGAGGAACCCTCCTGCCTGATGCGCCTTGACCATGATCGCCGCAGCATGTTGGTACGCCTGTATTTACTGCCAGGCCGTTGCGCCGGATACGTCTGCTGCTCACGCAACAACAGAACGGTAGCATCCTCCATTGCTGCACGCAACGCACGGTTGATGCGCTGAGGAGCACGTGTTAGCAACAGACGAGTTTCTTGGCTGTCAATCTGGATGGTTACATTAGTCATGGCGTGCCCGTCAGCGTGTCAATCAAATTCGTTTGCCGCCGTGCGCTTCGTTGGTCTGCCTGATACTGTGCATAGGCGTCTGCGCTCCACTGGTATCTTTCCTCACGTGGTAGAGCCGTCTGCATGGTCAGTGCCGTCTCCTCAATGACGCTGCACCGACAATTCACATGCGCCGGCACACTTGCACCGTTCGGCCATGTGCGTTGTGCCTTCGGGATGGCTATCGTGTGATTTGGCCCGCAGACAGGGCAGTTATGCACCAAAACGCCATTTGCATAGAACTCTGGATGCTCGTCTACCTGTATGTCATACACCCAAATTGCGCTATTGCATCCCACGTGACATAATTGAGTCAACAACCGTGAATCACCAAAGGAATTGCAATGAAGAAGATTTGCAAGGGATGCGGACAGGAATTCGACTCTGCTTGGCAAGGCAAAAAATACTGCTCTCAATCCTGCTACGATAGTGTCCGAGTATTGCCCGATAAGGTTTGTGAGCAATGCGGGAAGCCGCTCACTCGAAAGCAAATCTACGGACGGCGCAAGTATTGCAGTTTTGAGTGCAGTACCATTGCCCGTTCCTCTGGAATGGTCACCAAGACGTGTCCAGTGTGCGGGAACGAGTTTTCCATTAGCGCAGCCATTGCCGATAGGTACACCGTTTGCAGTCGTGACTGCCGTACCGCATCCACCAAGTACGTCACCTGCAAGCGATGCGGCAAGGTTTTTCGTGCTGAACAACGGTTGAATCGGCATTACTGCTCTGAGGAATGCCGACGCCCGCCAAAGGAAATCCCCTGCGACAATTGCGGAAAACTTTTCAGAGTCCAGCCAGGAGCAACGACTAGACGATTCTGCTGTTTTTCCTGCTACCGCTCTTTTACTGGCGAATCCTCGATTGAGAAGGTTGTTCGTTCTGTCCTTGAATCCGCCAACATACAATTCGTCCAAGAGGCGCAAATCGGGCGATACTCCGTTGACTTCCTGATTCCCGATCTGCGCATTGCTCTCGAAGTCGATGGCGTCTACTGGCACCAAGACGCCAAGAGAGATGCCCGCAAGGTCAAACTTCTTGAATCCTACGGCTGGATTGTTTGCCGCATCACCGATACGGAAATTGAAAGTACGACAGACGTTAACGCACTCGTCATTGACCGACTGCAAAGTATGTCCAACCGCCAGATTCCCGCATTGCAGCCAACCCTGCTCTAATGTCCAGAATGGATGGTCACTGGTCGCAGTCACCGCACCGTCATCTGTGACAATGGTCGTCATTGCGCCCTGATACAGTCTCGCACTTGCCGCAATAACTTTTCTGTACCCTGCTCTAGTCAAGACGTAATCGCCCGGCTTGATGCTTTCGATAGGAGCATCACCCGCATTAGTTGCGACTAGTGTTCCGGCCGGGAAACAGACCCGTTCATCTGCCGCAGTGTACCAACGCAACGCAACAATGTATGGATTAGCATTAGCTGCCTGATAAGTAGCTTCGTAAAAGATGCGTGTCGTTTCAGTCACAGCAATGCGCTCTGCACGAACCTGCCCGAACGTTGGTTCGATTGCACGTATCAGTTGTGGCAATCCATCCGCATAGCCGGCTGTTTCCAACTCGCCCCGCTGCCAGTCCAGAAATGTTCGTGCGAACTCCGTGCGCCCGGTTGCGTTCAGATTCGGTATGCTCCCAACAATATCAGCATCGATGCTAGTGTAATACTCGTCAACCCAATCAATTACGCTCTGATTCACGAGTTGCCACATGTCAAAAGCGCCAGTGTTGACGATGGACGTGATTGCACGTTCCTGCGCAATTTCATACAATCCCCGCTGCACGTTTGCGAAAAAGGCATCATCCTCTGCCTGCCAAAATGCATTGATTTGCGCTTGCGTCGGCCTTCCATTTGCAGCATCTACAATGCGCAGCAACCTATTCCGTTGCCCATCCAGCGCCGCCGCAAACTCATCATACAGCCTACCCTCGGCCCACGCTTGCGCCTGCGCTGGGTCAAGGTTGCGATTGATTCTATCCGCAGTCGCACGGTCAATGATGCCAAGCTGCACCAACGCCGCAAGGAGTTCGTTCACGGTTTCGCCTTCGGCTTGCGCCCTCTGCGTGGTTTCGGTGCAGGTTCATCCTCGATAAATGGCGGATTTCCCACGACTGAATCATACTCGTCATGAAAGCTGAACGGCACGTCGTCCGGTTCCAACGTCCAACCATCCACCATCATGCGCTTGACTTCGGACGGCGCATAAATCGTCACTTCGTCGCCGTCTCGGTACATCGTAATGGGTTCGCTCACGGTCGCACATCTCCATTCTGCTGTGTTGTCTGTTGCCCATTCTGCTGCTGTGGCGTGCTGTCTGCCGGACGTTGTGCCGCAACGCCAGAGCGCCGCAGGGCATCGGCAACACTGGCCAGTTTCACCGCCTCGTCACGCCGCTGAGCATCACGCCAACCTGCAATCTCTGATGGCGTAAAGCCTAGCACGTACTGCCAGATGGTATCGTCCGGCACATTCAATTGCTGGTAAATTTGGCCTACCTGCGCCTGTGACAACTCGTTGCGCACGTTGGCATCAGTCCACACAGTTTGAATGTCCATTTCCGGTAATTCTGGCAGAGACGGCCCGAACGTCTGCGCCATCCTATGCGCCATCGCAAAAGCATCTGCCCATGCTTGCCCGAATATCAATTGACGCTCGGCCGCACGTTTGACTAGTCCGGATTCGAGTTGCTTCAACGCTTCTCCGCTTGGCACGTCACCGCCTCCGACTGGTCGCAGATAGTACGCTGGCGTCCTACTCACGCCGCTGATAGCCTGGATCAGTGCGTCTTTCGTGGCGATGAGTTGACTTAAATCACCCGCCTCAATTCGCTTCACGTTGGCATTGTCCACTTCAATAGCACGGCCAGGCGCAAAGCGAAACTCGTCATTTCCTTCAACGTCGGCATCATCCTGGATTGCACCAAAACCGCCATCACCCTGATACTCAATGGCCAAAATCGGAAAACCAGACGCATCAGCAGCAGCAATCAGGTCGAGCCATGTTTTATTGAGCGCATTCTGTAGCCCGATGATTTGGGATATCTCGCTTCCACCTGGATTCGCAAATTCGATGACCGGAATTCCAAGCGGCTGACCGGTTGCGTCAATCCAAGGCAAAGGCCATGTAGAATCGCCATCATCTAAATGCGGTTGCCATTGTCCAAGTTTGCCTTGGATGTATTTACGGATTTCTCCAGGCAGATACACGGTTTTCCGCTGGATGCCAGTCTTGCCGGGATTCAGCGGATCGAACGTGTAGAAATAGCGGGTAGCGTACAGGATATGATTGTCATCCTCAGGATCACGATGCATGACAATTCCCGGCTGTTCGTCGCCGGCATCCACACGATGCAACATGAATTTAGGTCGGCTGTTTTCTGCATCCCAATCCACGATGACATACGCCTTGCCGTCACGCAGCGCACGACGATAAAGCGTAATCTGCCCGCTGTCCGCCTTGCTTTTCATCCACCACGACCAGAACAGCGCCGCAAGTTGCGAAGCGGGTTCCGGCTGATCTGCAAGCTCTGCATCCTCCACGCCTTGGCCATTTACGGTGAATCCAGACACGTCGAGACGTTCCCGCAACGTGTCGATGACCGAACGGACAAGGTTATGCGCAAAGGTGAATTCCTCGCCATCTACCAGAGCGCCGAGATACTCCTGCTGCCGCTTGGTCAGCATAGTCGGATGTTCGCCAGAATAGTAGAGCCTGAGCACACGCACCCGTTCGGCGGCTATCACCTGCCGGTCAACTAGTGCCTGAACGTGTATGAATCTTTCGAGTTGTTCCGGCGTTAACTTGAAGACGTCTATCATCTCTAGTATTCCTTTGCCCGTGCCCGCGGGCGTTGCGCTAATGTTGCGCCATGCCAAGCAAGCGCCAGAGAAATCACCATATCATCGTGAAGTCCATCCGGTGCAGAATAGCGCACCATGCCGGATGGCAACCTGTCCACTTCATACGCCTGCAACTCGGCAATCAGCGTAGCATCGTTCGGGATGCGGATGTTTGCCTGTTCAAAAGCCGCCGCAAGCGATTCGATGATGTCCGCTTTGGTTGCGTTCGTCGTCGTGAAGTCACGCACAGGCAAACCCATTTTGCGCAGTTCATCATTGTTTGGTTTGCCCATCGCATTGCTTTCGGCAATGATTCCAGCCACGCCGAAACGGTCGCACGCCGCCTTGATACGCTGCCTCTGCATGGAGTAGTCCACGCCGTTGTAACGGTCAAGGTAGACGACTTCTCGTGTGTTGGCGTCGATGATGGTCAGCACGGTGAAATCGTAGGATAAAGCCCAGTCTATGCCTGCGACGTAGGTTCTATCACCACGCCTGCCTTCAATGCCGGTTGCCGTAGCCGCTGCCAGCACTCCACGAAACACGCCGCCCGCATCGTCAATGAACTCGGCCATAAATTCCTGCGAAAACGTGCGCTCAGGCAGTTGCGAACGTGCCGCATCAATTTCCTTCGGGTCAAGAAACGGATTATCGTAGCTGCTAAATTTCCATGCCTGCCAGTCCGCACCGTCCGCACCATGCCATAGACGCCAAAACCAGTTGTGACCTTTCGGTGTGCTGATGAACAGTGCGCCGCCTTTTCGGTCGGCCAGTGCCGGACGTAGCGCATCCGTCCAAGCGTCCTCCTTCACAAAGGCGCATTCATCGATGACAACGAAGTTTAGCCCCTCACCACGCAACGAGTCGGGATTATCTGCACTTTTGACTTGCACCGTGCCGCCAGTGGGCAACGTGACCATGCGCTCAGACTCCCGTATTTCAATGCCGGGTATCTGCGCAGCAATGCGCCGAATCATGCGCCAGCCAACAGACGCAACCGGATACGTCGGACCTACCCACCAGGCACGCCCGCCTTTCGATGCAACGGCAATGCATAGAAGCGAACCGAGTCGGCTTTTGCCCCATCGCCGCCCGCATGCC